TTAAACGCTTTTTATCCCAACCACTCTCTTTGTGGGGCACCCTTGGGGCAACGCCTCAGAAAAACGGGCGTTCAGCATTTCCACCTGGTTACGATCCATCTCACCAATCCACTTCGAGTAAATCTCATAAACCATCTTCGCATTTTCGTGGCCCATCTGTCCGGCAATAAACGAGGGGTTAGCTCCTGCCGTTAAAAGCCAGCACGCAAAAGTATGGCGCGACTGATAAGGACGTCTGTTGCGTATTCCCGCCTGTTTTAAACCTCTTTCCCAGCTATAACCCAGAGATTGAGAGCCATAGTACCTTGTTTCACCGCGCCAGTTTTTTGGAGGCACAAACACAAAGCGTAGTTTCTGCTGTTCGGTCAGCCCGTGCTCGCGGTGATGGAAGGTGATTTCAGTTTTACTTAATGCACCTGTTAGCTGAAATTGTTCTCTCAACGCATCCAGCGCAGGTTGTAGAAGGGTAACAGTTCGGATCCCCGCTTCAGTTTTGGGCGGAACGAATAGCCCCTCGTTTGTCTGGTTTCGCCGGACATAGATCTCTCCTGTCTCAAGGTTCACATCCTCCCACGCAAGCGCAGTGAGCTCTCCATGTCGAAGCCCGGTAAAAATAGCTACAGTCCATAGCAAAGCATGTCTGCGGGAAAGTGAATTTATAAAACCGTCAAACTCACTCTGCAGAAGAGGGTCCGGATCCCGCCTGGACCTTTTAAGTGATTTAATGCCTTCGTGTGGCGTATGACTGATAAAACCACTCAGGTTAGCCATCTTCAGTAAAGCTGTCAGATTATTCATTAACCCGTTAACCGTAGATACCGCGCGTCCTTTCTTTTGCAGCCACGGCGCATGCTCGCTTAATGTATTACCCGTTAAGAGTGCATTCCTGTAATTAAGTAAATCTGTGTGCTGAATTTCACTAAGCAGGGTATTACTTCCAACTATTGCGGAGAGGGTGGCTATACGTGACTGAGCCCCCTTGTAGGATGCTGCTGATACCTCCAGTTTTTTGGATGCCAGATAAACATCGCATAATTCGCCGAAAGTCTTAATCTTTTGCGTGGAGGTGAATTTTTTTAACGCTTTTGATTCAGGGAAGTGTTCGGCGTAATCGAATTTTCCCTGTTGAATTTCACTTACAATTAATGCACGAAGATTACCGGCTTTGCGTATATTGCTATTAGATACTGTCCAGCCCCGTAAAACTTCGCGGCAACGAACGCCACGATATAGAAAGCTAATTCTTATTGCTTTTCCATGCAGCTCTACGCCAGCAGGCATATTCATCACGTATCCCCAATAAGCCTATTAATTTTCGTATAGTTGTACCAAAGAGTAGCCCTGCCTTCGGTTGTATCCGGTTTAGGTGGGTGCTTTTTAAAATGAATACCCTCCACCCATCTTCCTTCTCTATATGACTTTATCTGACGAGGGGTCATATACATCTTCGCTACAAGCCCTTTTTCCATTACCCATTCATCTTCACGAGTAATATCTGCCATATAAATCACCTCAAGGCCGGGTAACTATAAAACGTTCCCCGGCTTCATGTTGATTCTCTTAAATCAGTAAAACCATTAACCGTGCTTTGAGTTGCTCAGCTCTTAGGGATAGGCCATATCTGCCACTCTCCCGGAGGGAGTTCATCAGTCACATCGTGTGAAGCCCACGCAAGGAACTTTTCTTTGCTGATTGTGGGGTAGTGACGCCCAGCATGAACGCTAGGGCCATCATATTGCACGGTAGTAGAACCGATGCGCATAATCTGGCGGTCGTTTGCATATGATGCGAACTGTCCTGCAGGCCGTGGTTTTTTAGCTCTATAGCAACGACCTATCTTTAGTTCATTGATGCTTAGTTCTTTATTTACGGTCTTTACGTTTGTTGTATTTTTCATGGCTCATTATTTCCCAACAATTACCATTATCTTTAGACAGGAGTCGCCATTTTCTGCCGACTCGCAAGCTCATATTTCCGCACTTAATACGACAGGCTTTTAATTCTCCTGAGGCATACTTATTAAGAATTGATGAAGCCTTTTTATTTACCTCGGCTGGTATACGTATTGAGTTTGTTACCATGAGTCACCTTTAACGGCTGTGATTAAAGTAGCCAGGCCTTGCAGGGAGTGTTTTACGGAATGCAGAACCTGCAGAGCGCAATGCTTGTTTTTTATTTTCCTTCTCATTACATATCTGGCAGAAATATAACTCTCTGCGATATGCCCCTCTTCCTGAGGGGCGATAGTGGAGTTCTTTACGTATGAAGGTTCCGCCGCAGCCGTAGCAGCGGTGTTTAGATTCTTCCATCAGATTTCCTTATCTGCATATAATGCAGATATATTTAGAGTGTTTTTATACCTGCCAGCTAAGGCATTAATAAACCAAAATTAATTGTTTTGAATTAGTGGTTGATAATGTCAGTGTTTATTTTCGACATGCCTAATAGCAAATCGCCATCTACTACGATTAAATCGCCGTACATATCGTAATTACAAATAACATCGTCAACGTTCAGCATTGAAAGCGGGTTAACGTGTCCGTTTAACATTCCGTCCTCTGTTTGTCTCGCAGCTTCAAAGATGCCTTTCATAGAAAGCATGGCCTGATCCCACATATAACGATCACCAATAGCCTGAGCTATAACCAGTTTGTTCTGTGCAGCTAATAACTGAGTGTTAACCATTGAATACCCCCGCGACATGTAGAATTTTCGCAATCACTGCCGACCATATAACCGCCATGGAAAGCAGTACGTAAATCAGTGAACGGATGCCTTGCTTGCTCATTTTTCAATCCATCCTTCAAACATTAATCTGAACAGGCTTTGTAATGTGGTGCCGGGTGCCTCCCGGTGACGCCAGCCAGTTAACAACTGGAGCCGGTAGCTTCTTTTCCACCCCACTCTAGGAAACGAGTGATACTGCTTTAACTGATCCGCGTGCGCATAGCCGCATTCACCACATTACAAAGCCTGTTGATTCTTAGCCTTGAGGCGGCCAACCGAACGTTTAACCTATCGCACCGTTGTGTCGATAAGTAGAGAATACTACATAAAGTAGATTTATCAACACCAAAAGTAGAAATAAATATCTACTTTAAGTTGTTTTATTGGTGTGGAGACACAAAAAAACCCAGCATTGCTGGGTTTAGGAAGGGTGTTTGGAGGTTATTTTTTGTCGGGGTCTGCGTATTCGCTGTAGAACTCCAGGAGCTTCTTATAGCGAATCTCAAAGGCCAGAAGCATGTTGTTTGCCTCGGCATCAGGGAATTTTCGAAAGACTCGAATCAGGCGTTTCTCTTCATCGCTTAAGCTGGTGAATTCTGTTTCGTCGGCTTTATCTGGATGGGAGGGGTTCGAAGCCTCTGGAACGATATTGGATTCAGCTACGTTTTCTACTGCCCCGTAGTCCAGCCAGGCTGGAGGCACGTTCAACCATTCCGCAATTCTAATTAGCTTTTCATCGCGTGGTTTTGCTGTGCCGAGCGTGTACCGCCTAGCCATTTCGTAGGTGACCTGTCCCGCATGACTTAATTGCTTAACAGACAAGTTCTTTTTACTCATCTCTTGGTTAAGGCGGTCTGCGAAGTCTTGATGCTTATTCGATTTTTCTACCATAGGTAGAAGATTACGGCAGAGAGTGTTTTTAGTCATTTCTATTTTAAGTAGTTGCATTCTCTACTTTGTGTAGTATTCTCTACTTACCAACTCACAGGAGGTAAGAATGCTTACACCATATAAAAACATTACGGAGAAAGCCGTTAGAGCGATTGGGAATGTTTCCTATGTCGCTCGCATGTTCGACTTTAAGTCGAGTCAGTCAGTAGCAAATTGGATTAATCGAAATTGCGTCCCAAGCGATCGCGTTATCCCTCTCTGCCGTATGGGGGGCTGGGTAGTCACGCCTCATGAACTCCGCCCAGATCTCCATCCAACACCACTTAGTGGGCTTACGGAAGAAATTATCACCAAGCGCCAGAAGGAGTCTGATTGATGGAAATCAAACACGAGCACGTTGAAATGGTTCTGCTGGCATGGGCTGCAGAAGTTGGTCAGGCGTTCGCGGCAAATGCTATCGCTGAGGAATATGCACGTATTGGCGGTAATCAGCTGCGCCTGGTACCGGGGAAAACCTGGAGTAACCAGCAGAATATTTTCCACCGCTGGCTGAAAGGTGAGACCGAACTGCAGCGCGAAAAAATCCGTTTACTGCTTCCGGCAATCCTGCGCGTTCTCCCGCGTGAAATCCGTCACCGCTTGAGCATCTACGACACCATTGAGCGCCGGGCGCTGCTCGCGGCTCAACACGCTATTGGAACGGCTATTGATGCGCACGATGACGCGATCGAGGCCGTATACAGCAAAGCATATCAACCTGGCGCTGTTGAAGTACCGAAATACCACTGATTCCGGAGGTGACTATGTGTAACCAGTCTGCTGCTGAATTGATTGCTCGCCTAAAACGAGCCTATCCGGCGTATACGCCGTCTGAAGGTGATAGCGCTTGTAATGGTATCCCTAAAGCCGGATCGCGCTTCCAGCACAGGCACAAGGGACACATGGTGACGGTAATCACTGCGACAGAGAAAGATGTTTCCTACCGGAAAGCCTGCGGTGCTGTTGGTTGGGTGGGATTACGCGAGTTTTTACGGCTACACAATGAGGTTTTGGTATGAGCAATCAGGTCTTTGAAATTGTTCAGGCCATGTCAGGGCAGGGGAATTGCATCACGATCCCTGGCCCATATCTGGACTTCTTTGCAGGGGACAGGCAGCAACATTTGCTGGCGGCAATTCTCAATCAGTTGGTGTTCTGGTCGGGCAAATCAAGCCTGCCAAACGGCTGGTTTTACAAAGAGCATGCAGCACTTGCAAAAGAAGTTCGGGTTATCGAAGGGGATGTGGTCAGAAGGGCCATTTACAAAATCACTGAGCAATATTTGCCCGGTGTTATTCAGGAAGAACTTCGGCAGGTGAACGGTACCCCGAAGAAGCATTACCGCATCGACCAGGAAGAACTGATGCTCAAAATATTTCCGACAATTCTGGATTCGGCACAAGTGCCGAATGGAAGCAAAGTGTTGAAAGTAATGGATTCGGCAAAAGCGCCGAATGGAAACGGCACAAACGCCGAATGCATTCGGCATAAACGCCAAATCCAGGAATCGGCACAAACGCCGAATGGAAACGGCATAAGCGCCGAATCCTATCTCTATACAGATCTTAAAAATACAGATCTTAAAACAGATCTTAAAAACCAAGGGGGGAAGGCTTCCCCTGTGGATAACTCGACCAAGTCGAATCAGGAAATTGAGATTCAGGACGCCACCGAAGACAGCAATCTTGCTACCGATGAAGACTTCGATCTCGCGATGTGGTTCTGGTCAACCATCATCGAAATGTACGAACGAGCGGCTGAATTCGACGGCGCACTGGCAAAGCCAAGAGAACCAAATTTTGTTGGTTGGGCAAACGAAGTCCGCCTGCTGCGCCAAGAGCACGGCTGCACCCATGACCAAATCCGCACCATGGTTGAGCGTATTCAGCGTGATCAGTTCTGGTGCTCGAAAGTGCAATCCATGCCAGTACTGCGCAGCAAGTGGCCTGATCTGGTTCTGAAGCTGTGTCCTGGAAACCTGGCGACAGGTAACTCGTTCGGCATGGGTGGTGGTCTGAATACACATATCCCGAAAGGGTTCCGGGGTTAAGAGGTTATTCATGAAAACGACGAAATCTCAAAAAACACAATATCGCGGTGAAATCACGATGCTTGAGTTCCTCAAAGTTAACCCCGGCTTGACCGCCAGGGAGATCGCTAAAGTGCTGGACCGCAGCATGTGCTCCGTAAGCGGTCAACTTCGCCAACTGCATAGCGCAGGCCGTATCACCCAGGATGGTATCCGTGACGGTGTCGCTACCTGGATCATCAACGATATGCCGTTTGGATGCGCCAACCAGCTTCGAATGATGTTCGACAACCTGCTGAAAGAATGCCGCGCGACGGCCTGATGAACCTGACAAAGAGAATAAATCTGATGGAAAAAATCACTGACGTTTTAAACGAACTGGGAAAAGTGACCTGTCGTGACCTGGCTAAGTATTTCGACCTTTCAGCCCCTGAAATGCTGGCGCGTCTGCTGGTGCTGGAGAAAGAGGGCAAAGCTCAAAACCTGAATGGTTACTGGATGACTGGCGGTACTAAAGAACCTGCTCAACTGAGCCATAACCTCACCGAACTGGATATGAAGCTGCTGCACTCGGTCCCGGTAGGCGTCTGGTTTGAGTGGCAGTCATTGGTCGGCACCGTTGATCGCCCTCACTACCGCTGCGGTCGCCTTGTTGAAGCTGGGTTTCTGAATTTAAAGGTTACTAACCCAGATTGCCCGTATCACAGCACGCAGTTCCTGAAGATCCGGGAGGTTTCACGATGACATCAGAGACTTTACCAAATTGCCCGGTTTGCGGAGAAGGGAGACCGCGACAGATAGGACAGCATCGGGCCATTTATACAGCTCACATGCATCTTGAATGCACTAAGTGCCATTACCGCATCACACGAGCCTATATGGCTGGCTCAGAAAGAAAGGCGCGGGAAGAACTAAGAAAAGAGTGGATTGCTCAGGCAGAAAAGAAAAATAGCGAGAAGACAAATGGCTAAAAACTCAATAGACGCATACGGCGCCAGCGGAAAAAGCAATGTTCTTTTTTTCGAACCGGAAAGTTTGCATCTGGTTACCGATAAGACGCATCCGCTTTACGACGAGCGGATCCATCTGCCAATCAATGAGCCGATGGTACTGAACATCATGGACCAGGGCGTTCTTGAGCCGATCATCGTCTGGAAAGATCCGGAGACAGGGCGCTCCTGTGTTGTTGATGGTCGCCAGCGTGTGCGTCACACCATCGAGGCGAACAAGCGTTTAGCGAAAGAAGGTAAACCTTTGCTGATGGTTCCGGCTGTTACTAAACGTGGCTCTGCCGTTCGTATGGCACAGGCGATGGTAAGCGCTAACGAAATCCGCCAGGCAGATACGCCGCTGGGTCGCGCTAAAAAAATGGCTGATGCGCTGGAACGTGGACACGACGAGCAAGACCTCTCTCTGATGTTTGGGTGTAGCGTCCAGACCGTACGCGCGACGCTGTCCCTGCTGGACGCTACCCAGGCTGTAAAGGATGCCGTTGAATCCGGAACGGTCACAGTAACCCAGGCTCGTCAGCTCGCATCACTGGAACCAGAAGCGCAGCGCGAGAAGGTGAAAGAGATTGAAACGGTAACCGCGGGTACCACTGGTCATGAAAAAGCCCGTCGGCAGCGTCAGGTTCTTGGCGAGGCTAAGCCACGCCTGAAAACCCGTAAAGAAATTAACAAAGCCCTGGAATCTGCTGAGGGCGAGTATGCCAGCGCTCTCCGCTGGGTGCTTGGGGAGGAAGTCGCATGAAACACGAATCAGGATTAACTCTGAACCAGTTGGCAGAGCGTAACGCGAATCTGGTTACTGAAATTGAGAAATGCCGCGAGCTTTCAGGCTGCCCAGCTGGCGTAGACCTGCAGGACTGGGTGAAGCAGCTGGCGGCGGAGAATGTGGCGATGATTCGCTTGCTGACAGATATCAGCGAGAACCACGTTGAATACTTCTCCGAAGGCGAAAGCGGAATGTTTGCCGGTGTTCCTCTGGATTATGTATCCGAAATCAACATGTACGTTTCCCGTGACGTTAATGCAGAAAATCCATTCCCCGCCACCGATCGCATCTTTGCCGAAGCTGAGGCGCGTGGGGTTGAGAAATTCGCTGATGAAGTTGAACGAGAAGCTGATGGTTATGGGATGGACAGCCATGATTGGCGCCGAATGATGAAGGCTCGTGCTGATGCTATCGAGTTTTCCCAGCAGCTGCGCGAGGGGGCCGACAAATGAGCAAGTCGCTTAACGCACGTTGTATCCGCCGCTGGGAAGTTGAATTTAAAGGCCGCTGCGATTCGAAATATAGCCCGTACTGGCGTAAACGCGACCTGCGTGGGTATATCCGGGAGGCCGCACTTACTACTGCTTACTGCATGGTTGAACGCTTAGCTGAAGATAATGCCAGGGAGGCTTTTTGCGGATATTCGAATGGCTGGTCCCCTGAATTCTCAGCCTGGTACGCCGACCGCCGCGAGGCATATCTGACCGCAGCCCGCCGCGAACTCAATAAGAGCGCTACCAATGACGATATCGACGAAGAGATTCAGAACGAGCTGGAGGCCTGGAATGATTGATATCAACAAACTGTTAGCCAGCCTCAAACGCCGTTCTTCCCACATAAAAGAGTTTGGCGACGATATTACGTTTGTAAAGCTTGAAGACCTCGACGCGCTGGTAGAGGCGCTGGATAAGGCGCAGGAGACGATTGCATTTCAGCAAGGAGAAATTAAAGCGCTTTTGTCGTCGTTGGAGTCCCGCACCGTCACCGTGAAGCTGCCTTCGCTTAATCCTGCAATGTTCAACGGAGATGTGATGTTTGGCTATCACAAAGCGCAGAAAGAAGCTGTCGAGTTTTGCGCCGCTGCTGGCATCAAGGTGGAGGCTGAGTAGATGGCACTGACCACAAAACAGCGCGCCGAGCTGCGCATGAAGTTTGGCGGCCGCTGCGCTTACTGCGGATGTGAGCTTGGCGATAAATGGCACGCTGACCACGTCCAGCCTGTTATCCGGTTCGATGGGCAGATGCTTCATCAGGAGCGAGACGACATCAACAACATGGTTCCCGCATGTCATCCATGCAATCTTCACAAGCACTGCAATAGCCTGGATGACTATCGACGAATTATTGACGATGGGCGCAGAGAGTTCCTGGTATCCGGGAAAGGAAAGGCGCTGGTTCGCATGGGGCTGGTTGAAATGAAACCTGACCCGGTAGTGTTCTGGTTCGAAAAGTATCAAGGGGAGGCTGAGTGATGCGCGACTGGAGACTGGTTTTACGCGATATGGAGCGAGAAGAGGAGCGTAAGCGCTCTATGGTCAAAATTATTCCTGGTGAATTACGCAATCAAAAATGCCCGTGTGGTAGCGGACGGAAAGCTAAAAATTGCCAGTGCGACATGTTCAAGGGGGCGAAAAATGTCTGATGAAATTGAAACTATAGATAAAAATCCAAAATCATGGGCTGCATGGAAACGGGAAGCGGAGAGACTACAAGGGATTATCGACGGCATGGCGCTGGCCGCAATGGACAGCGAGCCGGTGGCTTACACCGAGAAGCACGAAATTTCGAACATGCATGCGACAGGGCTTTATCTTCGTGCGTGGCCCGCTGACCGGGCGCGGAATGCTGTCGAAGGTTACACAATCCCGCTCTATCCCCACGCGCAGCCAGCGCCGGTAGTGCCGGAAGATGTGCTGGACGCATTACAGAAGGTTGCTCGTATACGCCTCGAACTGAATGACTTCGACGGCGATCGCCGTGGTATTGCTGATTGTCTTTGGGAGGCCGAGGAGGCGTTGCTTGAGGTGGTAAAACAGCGCGCCGCCATGCTCCAGGCTGAACCTGTAACGACGGCTAACAAGTTGGGCAACTCTCCGGTAATTCCTGATACATGGATTCCGGTAAGCGAGCGGCTTCCAGAGGAAGGTGGTCGTTACTGGTGCTATGTGGAAGAGCAAAATAGCCTGGGTAAAAGCCACTATCAGTGGAATTGCTCATGGAATGGCGAAATATGGGGAGGCGCTATGATGTATGGGCGCGTCACTCACTGGATGCCGCTGCCAGCCGCCCCGCAGGAGGTGAAACCATAAAACGCAAACATGCTATTTGTTATCAACAAATCTTAGGTTTGTATTTATGCGAATGATAACCAGAAAGAAACCCGCCTTTACGGAGCTTTATCAAACAGGTGTTCTTACCCGCGTAGCGGCTGTTAAAAGCCCTGATGGCGGCGGCTGGCGGTTGTTTGGCTTATGGATGGGAAAGGATATTGCTGTTTTCGTAGAGGCCGCTCGTGGAGGTGTCCGGGAGTGGTCAGGCCTGGACTATCTCGCTAACTTCTGCGCGAGCTGCGGTATTAGCCTTTGGGAGATACACAACAAAGTTGATCCAAAGCAATTGAAGTGACCTTATGGCCCCAGCATGTTGACTAAAACCTCACACAGATATACTGTTTAAATATACAGTATTTTCGTGTGAGGTTTAATTATGGGATTCCCGTCACCCGCAAAAGACTATGCAGAGCAAACACTTACAATCAACAGAATTTGCCAGATTGATGCTAACTGCCGCGTATTGGAAACAAGTTCGGGTTATGCCGTTATCGATGTTTCCCGGCGACCAAAGCAGGGCGATCACGTGCTCGTTTCTTTCTGCGGGATAATTCAGTTTGGCATCGTTCGCGGTCGTGCGCTAATTACTTCCGATGGTGAAGCGATCGAAGGTGACGCCCTGGACGATGTGGAGGTGAAGGGCGTTCTGACGTTCCTGATTAACCGCGCAACTTACGTTGATGAAGACCCAAACCCCGTTATTTAACCCCAGACCCGCTACGGCGGGTTTTGTTTTATGTGTCCAAAACATCAAATTAAACATGCACATGGCATTAGCAAAAAGTGCCTTTAAGGGCTTGACCATTCAATGTTTCAGGTATACTGTTTATTTATACAGTATTTGCATGAGGTGCTCATTATGAAAATTGAACTCACAATTGCGAAGGACAAAAAACTCCCTGATGGTGCAGTACCAGCCCTTGAGAAAGAGCTGCTGCGTCGATTATCCCAGTCGTATGATGACTGTAAGCTCACAATCAGACGTACAAGTAACGATGGGCTGAGCGTTTTGGGCGGCGCTGACGGCGATAAAAAACGTGTAGAGCAAATCCTGCAAGAGACGTGGGAAAGCGCTGACGATTGGTTTTACTGAGAATTGGTTATTGGTAGCGTGCATTCCCTCTGATGCCACTGCCGGATTTGTGCGTCTGAATGTTGCTCTGGGGGTAATGTGACGAGTATTAATTGCAGTTCTGGAAGAGTTACCACTGATGAAAAAATATATTCATAGGGTGGCATCTCATGAACGAAGAAGAATTATTAGAGGCGATCCGCATACCTGGTAGTTACGTGCTGGATAGTCTTCCTGGTGGCGTTTATGTTCTCACTCCAATGGAGCCAGGAGAAATAAAGAACACCGAAGCCTCTCACGAGGAATGCAAAAGCTACTTTCTGAAAGATAGAAGCTGATTTATAATAATCACCTCGGCTGAACACCGAACCTATCGCGCCATCACTGGAGAAAAGTGATGACGCAAAAAAGTAGTAATGCCAATTCACACCGCACGTCAAAGCGCGGTGTCTCTGCTTGTGCTGGTGGTATGGCATGAGCAAATCCAAAACCAAATCAGAAAAGCTACACCTTAGCCGTGTGGCTGCATTGGGCTGCGTTGTTTGCCGTAATTTAGGTTATGGCGAATCGCCTGCTGAAATTCATCATTGCAGTTCCGGTACTGGGTTATCTGTTCGTGCAGATAATTTCCACGTTATCCCTTTATGCCATGCACATCACCGCACTGGCGGCTATGGCGTGGCTGTTCATGCCGGGCGCAAATCATGGGAACAAAATTTCGGGACAGAGGGTGAGCTGCTTAAACAGGTTCTTGGTGAACTTGGGGAGGGGGCATGAGTTATCAACTTATTTATGCCGATCCGCCGTGGGACTACAAAAACAAAGTGAGTAACGGCTCAGCCAGCGATCACTACCAAACAATGAAATTAGAAGACATTAAGCGTATTCCGGTCTGGGAAGTCGCCGCAAAAGATGCCGTGCTTGCAATGTGGTACACGGGAACGCACACCGAGGAGGCAATAGAACTTGCTCAAGCCTGGGGATTCCGCGTGCGTACCATGAAAGGTTTCACCTGGGTGAAATTGAATCAGTACGCTGAACGCCGATTTAATATGGCGCTTGAATCAGGTGAGCTGGTGGACTTCAGCGATCTGCTTGCCATGCTCAACAATGAAACCCGAATGAACGGGGGAAATTACACCCGCGCCAATACAGAGGATCTGCTGATTGCTACGCGCGGTATTGGTCTTGAGCGCGTCAATGCTTCTATTAAACAGGTTGTATACACCTGCCTTGGCGAGCACAGCGAAAAACCGTGGGAAGTGCGTCACCGGCTGGAGTTGCTTTACGGCGACGTTCGGCGCGTTGAGTTGTTTGCTCGTGACTCCTGGCCTGGCTGGGATCGTTGGGGTAATCAGTGCAATAACTCATTCGAAATTATTCCGGGACGTATTTTAAACAATGAGGTGAAGGGATGACTCCGCGCCAACAACGTAATCATATTTCTGCCATTCAAAAAGCGGCATCAGCACCGCATAAGCGTTGGCTGGGCCGATCCCTGTTACTAACTTCCGTTCAGGCCGGATGGATTAAATCACTTTTAACTGTCTGGGGAGAGTGTGTCGGCGGTAAAACTCGCGCAGAGTATCGCCTTCAGAACTGCAATCAATTCTGGGGGAAACTGAAGGAAGATGGATGGGATGAAAGTCAGCTAACGCGCATAACCGAGGCGCTGAAGCAGGCGCGACAAGAGGGCTTTAGCGGCCCTCAGGCAATGGGAAGGGCGCGAGCAATACTATGGCCTACCACGTTAAGCGACATGATAGAGGAAGCCGAACGACATGATGATGCCGACTGCATAGAGCAAGCCGTACTCAGGACATTTGAATTAGAGGATCCGGTCTACGTCATAGGTATGAATTATTACACCACCCGTAAAAAAATATCTGATTTGGCGCGTGAGCTGCAGCATGCCGCGCCCTGGCTAACTCCGCCAATGGCGAGGGAGCGTGTTAAATGGTGCCTTCAGATATTCCAGGCGAAAACGTTCATTGCAGTGCGCCAGAGCCTGAAATCTGAGTAAGTCTAGCGGGAACTGTTTTTAGCAATTCGTGCTATTTATTCCCCCGGTCGTTGATAACTACTCAGAATCTCAGATAATTCGCTCATGCTTGGCAGAGCTGCGCCACGATGGCAGCGCCGATAAGCAACTAAAAATGAAACCTGAAACCCTGCGCAAGCGGGGTTTTTTGTATCTGAAAATCACTTTCTGAAGGTCGCCGATTGGCGGCCTTTTTCATTTCAGGCTCACGGGAATCATCATCGATACGGCTCGTTGTTAAATCATCCCGATGGGCCTGACCCTTTCAAGCACACACAGCACCCGCAAACTACGCGAGGTGAGAGACTATGAAAATGAACGATTCCGGGAACATCTTCACGCAATTCTTTGCGTGGGTAGGGACCTTTGCCGCAGCGCTGGGCTTTACCACCCAGGACGTTGTTTACATGTTCTTTGGTGCTGTCGGCTTACTTATATCCCTTGCGTCATACATTAACGGGCGAGTAGATGCACGACGAAAGCGCCGGGAGGATGAAAAGCGTACTCAGATGGTCAATGACTACCTGAAAGGCGTCAGTGACAAACCTCATCATGAACGCCCAGCGGCGGCAAGCGTAGTTGTTGAGGCATTACAAAAGGCGGGAGAGTGATGAATCAATCCTTGCGAAAATATGTTTTGTCTGCGGTCGGTGGTGGCGCAATTGCCATAGCCTCTGCGCTTATCACTGGTCCTACTGGTAACGATGGACTTGAGGGCGTGCGGTATCAGCCTTATCAGGACGTGGTCGGCGTCTGGACTGTCTGCTATGGACACACAGGCAAAGACATCATGCTGGGTAAGACTTACACGAAATCAGAGTGTGATGCTCTTCTGGATAAAGACCTCAACGCCGTCGCCCGTCAGATTAACCCGTACATCAAAAAGCCAATCCCTGAAACGATGCGTGGGGCGCTTTACTCGTTCGCTTATAACGTTGGTGCTGGCAGCTTCCAGACTTCAACGCTGCTGCGCAAAATCAACCAGGGCGATTCGAAAGGTGCCTGTGAGCAGCTACGAGTCTGGATTTATGCGGGGAAAAAGGTCTGGAAGGGATTGGTAACTCGGCGCGAGATTGAGCGTGAAGTGTGTTTGTGGGGCCAAAAATGAGTCGTATCACAGCCATTATAAGCGCAGTGATTATCTGCCTTATCGTCTGCCTTGGATGGTTGGCGAACCACTACTACACCAACGCAACCGAATTCAAACGGCAGCGTGATGAAAAGGTTAAGGTGCTGGAACTGGCGAACGCCACCATCACCGATATGCAGACCCGGCAGCGAGACGTTGCCGCATTGGATGCTAAATACACGAAGGAGTTAGCCGATGCAAAAGCTGAAAATGATGCTCTGCAGCGCAAGCTTGATAATGGTGGCCGGGTGCTCGTCAAAGGCAAGTGTCCAGTGTCAACCACAACCCAAACCTCCGGCTCCGCCAGCATGGGCGATGATGACACCGTCGAACTCTCTTCAGTTGCTGGACGAAACGTTCTCGGTATCCGATCCGGTATTAAGCGAGATCAATCAGCACTGAAAGTGCTGCAGGAATACATCACAACGCAGTGTTTGCAGTAAGCATTACAGAGGCCATTCCATAGAGTGGCTTCGATAATGGGTAGTTCAATGCACATTACTTTGCTGGTAGGATTACTCTGAAAAGGAGTGATTATGAGCCTACTGAAGAAAATTAAAGACGTCGTGTCTCCTCCCGTTCCGGAAGAGTGCCAAGAAGAGAGTTATGATTCGGTGCTGAAAAATCTTGATACCCTGTCCAAAGAATCATCTGAGCTGAAAGCCTTGATGGCTGAGTTGGGTGAAGGAAAGATAACTCAGGAGCAGTGCATTGCCACTGGTGTAGCGATTGTCACCAAAGAATTACTCGAATTCCGCTACGTCCAAAACAAGATTGATTCTCAGGCCTGGTAATTTTCTAAGGCCGACAGCAAAGCAACGTACAGCCACCAATACAAAGGCCACCTTCGAGGTGGCTTTTTTAATGGTTACTACTACAGGATAAAAAGGCATGTCAAAACCGGACTGGGAGGCCATCGAATCGGCATACCGGGCCGGAGTTCTTAGCCTCCGTGAAATAGGTGCTCAATACGGTGTTACAGAGGGGGCAATCAGGAAGAGAGCCAAGAAACTGGAATGGGTACGCAAGGGAGGTACGCAGGTACGCAAATCCGGTACGCAAAAAAGTAAGGCGCGTACCACTGAAAAGCCCGCGTCGTCTGGAGCTTCGAAAAAGAACGCAGAAGAAAAAGGCGAGCCTCTCACAGATACGAAACCGATTCGTGGTTCGCGTACCGCCCCTCCTGTTAATCCGTTTCAACCTGGTAACCAGCACGCTCTGAAGCACGGTGGTTATGCCAGGCGGCTATTACTGAAAGATGAAGTTATAGAAGATGCCAGGGCGTTGACTCTTGAGGATGAACTTTTTCGTCTTCGCGCCAATAACCTGGTGGCGGCAGAGAACATCGGGCGTTGGATAACACTGCTGGAAGATGCAGGGGAAGATCAAGCCAGAAAGATACTGATGGAAAATATCAGTGCCGCAGAAAAGGCCATGATGCGCAATACAGTGCGTATTGAGTCCATCGTAGGAACACTGGCGACAGTTAACAAAATATTTGCTGATACTGATTACCGCATAGCTGCAACAGATAAGGTCTCTCTGGAAGCGGATCGCCTTCGCCGTGATGCTGGTATTGATGATGGCAATGGAGAGCGAGATCTGAATGACTTCTACTCTGACATCCAGACCAACCCTGAATCCGGTTCTTAGAGATTTTTGGACGACTCAGGCGCGAAACAAAGTGCTTTTTGGTGGGCGTTCATCTTCTAAGTCATGGGATGCAGCGGGAATAGCTATATTCCTCTCCAACAAATATAACCTTCGTTTCTGCTGTGCTCGCCAGATCCAGAACAAAATTGAGGAATCGGTATACACCCTGCTGAAAATTCAGATAGACCGGTTTGGTCTACGGCATCGCTTCCGTATTCTGAATAACAAAATTATTAACCGGGTGACTGGTTCTGAATTTGTCTTTTACGGCCTATGGCGAAATATCGAAGAGATTAAATCTCTGGAAGGTATCAGCGTTCTGTGGCTAGAAGAAGCTCATGCGCTGACGGAGTACCAGTGGAAGATACTGGAGCCGACGATCCGTAAAGAAGGTTCGGAGTGCTGGTTTATCTTTAACCCTGGTTTGGTAACTGATTTTGTATGGCGTAACTTTGTGGTGGATCCTCCCGAAGATACGCTAATCCGCAAAATCAACTACGACGAAAACCCTTTCCTGTCAGATACGATGCTGAAGGTTATCGAAGCCGCCAGGCGACGTGATCCCGATGGTTTCAAGCATGTTTACGAGGGCGTGCCGGAATCAGACGATGATGCAGCAATTATTAAATTGTCGTGGATTGAAGCGGCGGTTGATGCGCATAAGGTTCTTAATTTCGAACCTAGCGGGCGTAAGCGCATTGGGTTCGACGTAGCAGACAGCGGCGCGGATAAATGCGCTAACGTCTACCGTCACGGCTCTGTCGTCTACTGGGCTGATGAATGGAAGGCCAAGGAAGACGAATTACTCAAGAGTTGCCAGAGAACATATCAGGCAGCTATGGAGCGAGAAGCGGATATCGTATACGACTCGATAGGCGTAGGTGCTTCCGCTGGCGCTAAGTTCTCGGAAATTAACGAGGGTAGACGCCGGGAAAATACAGATGCCCGTAGAGTTAACTATCAGCGCTTTAATGCTGGCGCAGGAGTTAACGAGCCCGATGACGACTATAACGATATCCCCAATAAGGATTTTTTCGCCAACCTTAAAGCTCAGGCATGGTGGTTGGTAGCTGACCGTTTCCGCAATACCTTCAATGCAGTTAAAAATGGCGAACAGTACGCGGTAGATGAATTGATTAGCATTGATTCTTCATGCCCCTTGCTGGAGAAACTCAAGCTGGAGCTAACAACTCCACACCGAGATTTCGATAAGAACGGTCGCGTTATGGTAGAGAGCAAAAAAGACCTGGCGAAGCGTGATGTTCCATCGCCGAACGTCGCTGACGCTTTCATTATGGCCTTTGCCCCTACAGAGTCTGCTTTGGATATCTGGGACGCGTTAGGCCGAAATTAGAAAACATGTAAAAAATAGCGTTTCAGGCTAAAAAAACGCTATGCATTTTTTGACCCGGTTTATGCATGTTTTATTCACTCATTATTTGCCACTTATCCCGATGAAATAAGCCTTTGGTGGACATTTCATCATGGGAGGGATCCGGCTGGTACGGGTAACAGTTATTATGTTAAATCAGGCCGTTTTTTAACAAATTATCTCCGAGGTTGTATGGCCCGTAAGAAACGCCAGAACGGCGCACAACAGCCCGTTAGGACCGCTGACGGGTACAACAATTTCCCGGCTAAGCTCGGGGCTCAGACAAAAAATATTCAGACAGGTGGTACGTATCTACCAGGCTACCTGACGCGAAACCGTGTTGAGCTTGAATTTGCGTATCGTTCATCGTTTTTGGTGGGTGCAGCCGTTGACACAATGGCTGACGATATGACCCGCAAAGGCGTCAACATTAGCTCTAAACTTAACCCCGGACAGAAAGGCAAAGTTGAGACGTTCTGGGATGAGGTCGCTATCTGGGATGGCCTGAACGATACGCTGAAATGGTCTCGTTTATACGGTGGCGCAATTCTGGTGGTGCTGATCGAGGGACAGGACATGTCCACGCAATTAAAACTGGACCGTATCAAACAGGGGCAGTTTAAAGGCGTTATAGCACTCGATCGTTGGATGGTCTCGCCGTCCTACGTGAACCTTGTCACTGACTATGGTCCTGAGTTCGGCAAGCCAAAGTTTTATAAGGTCACTACTAACCAGCAGGGGATCCCCCCCTGGAAAATCCATCACAGCCGAATAATCCGCATGGAAGGCGATTCTCTACCATTCCAGCAAGCCCAGACGGAAAACGGCTGGGGGATGTCGGTAGTTGAGCGCATTTTTGAGCGCATCCAGGCATTCGATACTGCAACTGTCGGAACAACACAGCTGATTCATAAGGCACACCTCAGAACCTACAGCATAGAAGGGCTGCGTAAGATTCTGGCGATGGGTGATGACAACCCTATGGTCACTGGCTTGATGAAACACCTGGATATGATCCGCGAGTTCCAGACCATCGAAGGGATGACCCTCATGGATTCTAAGGACCTTTTTGCAACCCACAGTTACTCGTTTGCAGGTATCGCCGACGTCATTCTGCGATTTGCTGAACAGGTTTCCGGTGCAACCGGTATTCCTCTGGTTCGGTTGTTCGGACAGTCTCCAGCAGGTTTCAGCACTGGCGATGGTGACCTGGAAAACTACTACAGCCGCGTTAACTCCCTTCAGGAGCGCCGTTTGCGCCGTCATATCCGCTGGTTGATGGATATCAGCTGGCGTTCATTGTTTGGTGAACCGCTGCCTGATGACTTCACATTTGAGTTCAATAAGCTCTGGGAGATGTCAGACACCGATCGGGCAACAATGGCGAGCAACTTCACCACTGCGTTGGCTACGGCTGTACGTGATTTGGAAATGCCGACTTCCGCAGCACTTAGCGACCTGCGCAACATGTCTGATGTGATCGGTATCGGCGGCTCTATCACCGATGAGGATGTTGAAAATGCGAAGTCCCAGTGGTCGGAGGATGAACCTGAAACCAGCCCTCCGTCGCCGTTCGGAGATCCAGTACCGAAAAAGCCTGTTGGCGATAGCGAACCAGATAGGGGAAATAGTAAATGGTATTTACGATGGTTCCCAGGAGTCAGCAAATAAAGCAGCGAGCACGCTCATAGACTATTCGGAAATCATCGAAGGCTGGACGGAAGTTGTTGCCAAAAAGATGTTTCTGCAGGTTGAGCGTGAAGAGTGGCAGCAGTGGCGATCGGTATCTGAGGAAATCGGCGCGGGCCTGCGTGATGTGGTAGGTAATACGCCAGTTGGTCAGGTGGCGCAGGATATCGTTTATCGGCAAATTCAGTTGATGAAATCGCTTCCGCTGGAGTCAGCCGACCGGGTGCGCGATATCCAGACCCGTGCCATTGAAGCGATGGTAAACGGTGAGCGCCCGGATCAGCTCTACGAGATGATCATGCAGACGGGTGGTGTTGCTGCCAGCAGAGCAAAAATGATTGCCCGTACTGAGATAGGAAGAGCTACCGGAGCATTGACGCAAGCGCGAGCTCTGGCTGTCGGTTCAGAGGGGTATTGGTGGAGGATTGAAGGTGCAGGCACCAGACCATCACACCGCAAAATGAAGGATAAATTTGTGCGCTGGGATAACCCTCCGACGCTCGATGGTATGACCGGACACGCTGGATGCCTGCCTAACTGTAAATGCTGGCAGGATGTGCAGATTCCGGAACCTAGAAAGTAAGAAATACGGCTTTCATATCGACTTTTGTCTGAACCTCAATAGTCGTTAAATGTTACGAAAATGTTGTATTCAAAAAGGCTGATTTTCTGGGCGGAAAACTTCCGGTTATGAGGCGTTAGCAGGACATTTTAATCCAGTTCATTTTCGGCGGTGCGGGTAAGAACCATTATGTTAAATAGCCACCGATTTTGAACAATTATCCCATTCGACAGGGCCGCCATAGCGCGGCCTTTTCTATACCCGCCATTCAGTAGGTAACCCATGAAATATTTCTTCACTACGCGCCTGGGGGAAAAGCGGTATATCCAGGCAGATGGCTCGTTGTTGTGTAAAGACGTCCCGATCGCCAGAACGGGTACGCAGGTTTATCTACCTGAAGAAATAGACCTGGAACCAGACGCCAGCGGCACCGTTACGGTATGGCGAACTGAGGATGAAGTCTTTTCTCCTGAGACGATGGCGAGCTTTGAGGGTGTTGCTGTCACGCTGGGCCACCCCGAAGACGAGCAGGGCAATATCGTATTCGTTAACCCATCCAACTACTCAGAACTGGCACACGGCCACATACAGAACGTCAGGCGCGGTACAGGTGAGCAATCCGACCTATTGATCGCCGATGTTCTGATTAAGCGTCAGGAGGCCATTGATGCGGTTAACGCTGGTCTTCGCGACGTCAGTTGCGGCTATGACGCACAGTACAAACAACTGTCCCCCGGTCGGGGTAAGCAATATCAGATCACCGGAAATCACCTGGCTGTTGGCATTGACCGTGGCCGGGCTGGGGGCCGATGTGCAATAGGGGACTCCATCCCATCACCCAAAGGAAAAAAAATGAAACAACCAACGTTACTGCAGAAACTGGTAGCGGCCATTCGTACGCGTGATGACGATGCGTTGGCTCGCCTGGCTGATGAGGCTGCGGCAGCAGATTTACCCTCTGATGCGATGGGTTCTATCCCTGGGCCAACAATCAATATCAACGTGCCATCTCAGGCTACCGCTTTGCCGACAGAGAACCGGACGACTACGGATGAAAATCCGGGAGATGACCCGGATAAGAAAGAGAAGACTGGCGATGATGATATCCCTGCTTGGGCTGTCGCGCTGATTGCCCGTCTGGACAAGCTCGAAGGTAAAACAGGTGATGATCTTCCTGATGATGTCACCACCACGGCTGACGAAGACAAAGAAGAGGATTCGAAGGTCACTGGTGATGCGGCGTTTAAGCGCAACATCATCGCCGATGCCGAAATTATTTGTCCGGGCTTCCAGCCTAATGGCGATAAAGGGCTCAAGCGTCAGATTCTGAACCACGCTCTGCGCACTGGTGACAGCCTGAAAGCATTTGGCGTAAGTGATTTCGCTACAGCTCCTAAATCGACGGTAGATGCCGTTTTTAAAGCGGCAGTCGAAATCAGTAAAGCAAAAAATAATCTGCAACCGCTGAGCAACCTCGTCAGAACCGCTGATAGTGGCGTTAGTACCAAACACATGTCGCCGGCTGAACTGAACAAGATCAACGCCGATTTCTGGAAAAATCGCAAATAAGGTAATTAAACATGGCTGGAAATGCATATTTAACCCGCATGCCTCTTGGGTTTGTGGGGGCAGTAACGCGTCCGCGCGATCTGACTATTGAACCAGTTGCACTGGACCACACCAAACTTTTTTCAACCTATGGCCTGCCGGGTAAGTACGTAAACGATCAGTTCGTACCGCTGGTAGATGGCGACACTATCGACAAGGTGAAGGGTATTTTCGTTCGCCCGTTCCCAATCACCTCCGCGCCTGATCTGGCTTATCTCGGAATCACAGCTAACCAGGTGGGTGACAACCTGAAGCGTGGTTACATCTGCGTGAAGGCTACGGCGGGTAATGCTACTACCGCGAAAAAGGGTGACCCGGTATATGTGCGCGTTACCGCTGGAACCTCTGCAAGCCCTGTCGGTTCTTTTGTGCTGACTGCTGATGCTACTGCAGAAAATACACCTCAGCTGCCGAATGCAGAGGTAATGGGACCGGGTGAAGCCGACGGTCGTATCGAAATCGCATTTAACATCTGAGGAAGAATGAATGTATACAGTTGACAGAGCGACTATCGACTCTACCGGCGCTTTTATTGTCGGTGAGCTGGAGCGCATGGACCAGACGCTGAACATGCCGCTGGTGTCCGTTAAATGGACCCGTGACATGCCACTGCGCAGCGATATCTCCATCGCAGATGAAGTGTCATCTTTCACCAACACTGATTTCTCCAGTGTCGGTGGCCCTAATCCGATCGGGAAAAACTGGATGGGCAAGAAGGGAACGGCAACGCCAGGACCTGAAGTGGATATTCTCCCTACCCGTAATAACCTGACTCCGTGGGCTACAGAAGTATCATGGACTGTTCTTGAACTGGCATCTGCTCAGAAGCTTGGACGTCCTATCGATACTCAGAAGTACGAAGCCATGAAGTTGAAGTGGAACATGGATACCGACGAGCAGGTGTATATCGGTGACTCTGTTCTGGGTGTGGCAGGCCTGCTTAATTTGCCTGATATCACGCCTCTGGCGGCAGCAGCTGCATGGACAGCTACGACCGACCCAGACGTTATTCTGCAGGATATCAACCTGCTGCTGACCGATGTCTGGATGCGTTCGGGTTATGCGGTTTGTCCGGCAAAAATTGGTCTTGCACCAGAGCTGTTTGGCCTGCTGACCATCAAAAAAGTATCCTCTGCGGGTAACATTTCCGTTCTTGAGTACGTGAAGATCAACAGCATCGCGTATCAGGAAAACGGGGAACCGCTGGAGATCGTCTCCATCAAATGGGCCTCAAAACGTGGTGCTGGTGGCTCACACCGCATCGTCGCGTACACCCAGGACGAAAAATATATTCGTTTCCCGATGGTCCCGCTGCTGAATACCCCTCTTGAGTATCGCAGCATGCAGCAACTGACCGTGTACTACGGAAAACTGGGACAGGTTGAAGCGCCGTATTCCAATACGATCTCCTACCTGGACGTTCCTGCATCCTGATAGCCACTGCAGGCGGGGGAAACCTCGCCTTTTTGATGGAGTGACAATATGAAGTATCTCGTTAATTCTGGTGTGACGTTGAGCCTGGATGATGGTTCTAAATTTGAAATCACCAAAGGCGTTCACAGTGGTGCAGATTTTCCGGAAAGCGTGAAATCTCACTGGGCATTTGCATCTTATGCGAAGCAGATCGACGATGCGGAAGCGGATAAGCTGGAAGCAGCCAATGCTGACCTGAAAGCCTATGTGGCCTCTCTGGAGACAGCCAATGCCTCACTGCTGGCACAGATTGGGGAAAAGGATAAGGAAATTGCGGATCTGAAGGCGGCAGCAGAAAAGCCTGAAGATAAGCCTGTTACTGGCGAAGAAAAGCAGGAGACTGGAAATGCCAAAAAACAGTCTTCTACCAACAAGTGATCAATTCCGCGCCGATTTCCCTGAATTCTCCGATAAAACCCGCTATCCAGATTCATCGGTAAATTTCTATCTCAACCGGGCTGATTGTCTTCTCAATCAGGACGTCTACGGTTGCCAGTTTGTATACCTCGCGGAACTATTCACAGCCCATTATACCGAGCTTCGCGGTCGGGCGCTTGCTGGCGCGGCTGCTGGTGGGGTGAGTAGTTCTGGTGGCGGCGTTTTGACCTCTAAGTCGGTGGACAAAGTCAGTGCCAGTTATGACGTTTCAGGGATTATCGACCCCGATGCCGGATTCTGGAATAACACGGCCTATGGTCGTGAATTCTACTGGTGGTGGTCGATGGCTGGCGCGGGAGGGAGGCAGTTGCTATGAAGTCTGGCCTCACGATTACCACAGACAACGCTGAGTCTGTTCTGGAGTCTCTACGCCAGCTTTCAGGTTTGGATGTGCTGGTGGGTATTCCGGATGGTCCAAAGCGCGAAGACGCCACGCTGACGAACGCAGAACTGGGTTATCTGCAATCGACAGGGGCAACCATTGAAATTGACGGTGCGGTAGTGACGCTACCGCCCAGACCTTTTCTGGACATGGGTATTGAAGACTCTTTACCCAGAACAACGGCACACCTGAAGGCCGCAGCAGAGGCAACCATGGAAGGCAAAACTGATGCAGCCATGCGGGAACTCGAAAGCGCCGGACAGATTGCCCGTGATGCTTCTAAAGCGGTGATCGGTTCTGGTGATCGCCTTACTCCTCTTTCTGATAAGACGATTGCTAACCGCAGAGCAGCAAAGCCGCCAATCCCTGGTGATAAGCCGCTTTATGCTCGTGGGTTCCTTCTGCGTTCGATTACGTATGTCGTGAGGAAAAAATAATGCCGCTTCTCGATGTTACCGATGTGCTACTGGATCCGGACTTTATGGATACCTCGCTGGTTTGTCATCGGCAGGTACAAACGTTCGATGAAGATAATTTCCCGACCAACACTGCTCAGGCTCTCCCGTTCTCTGGCGTGGTGACGGTTGACCGCTCTCTTGAAGCCAAACGAATGGCGGCAGGACAGAATATCAACGGAGCAATCCTCATCGTGACGCAATTCCGGCTCACGCAGGGGATGCCAGCCAGCGATTCAACGCCTGAGCTTGATGCCGATATCGTGACGTACAGCGGGCGTAATTACCGTGTGACATTTGTCGATCCTTACACCCGATACGGTGCCGGGTTCGTTCAGGCGCATTGCGAATTGCTGGAATTTAACGGAGGTATACCCGTTGAGTAACGACAGCACAGAGCCCGGATACCTTACACCCGTTGGCAGTGAACCGGATTACGACGAAGAGCTGGAACGACAGCTAAGCCGCTGGGTGAGAGGGGTTACGGGGATGCCTGCAAATATGGTTTACCCGCGCTTTACGGATCCCCAGCAAAAAATACCGCCGAACGGTAAAACGTGGTGCGGCTTTAACTTCTCCACGCTCTCACGGCCTGGCATGCCAGCAAACATCCAGGTAAGCGAAGAGCAGAGCGAGCAATGGTCGTGGGAAGGGATTCAGGTTCTGCTCTGTTTCTACGGCCCTGGTGGTTCTGCGATGGCTACGCGCTTCCGTGACGGAATATTCATTGAGCAAAACTCAGATACGTTTCGACGAATCTCAGGTTTGTCGCTGGTGGATGCCGGAGAAATACGAAACCTCCCCGAATTAATCAATAACCAGTGGGTGCGCCGGTACGACGTGACCGTGACCCTTTCCCGCAAAAACACCCGTACTTACAACGTTAAATCTATCGTTGGCCCTAACGTCACGATAGTTACCGGAGACTAAAATGGAAAAAGGGCTTCCCCTTAACCGTATCACTAACGTGACGGTGACGCTTTCCGCACGGGCCGCGCAGGGGCGCAATTTTGGCTCGATGCTTATCCTGGGTGATTCAACCATCATCCCGATCGCCGAACGCCTCCGGGCTTACTCATCTCCTGATGATATTGGTGATGATTTCGGGGTGGACAGCGAAGAGTATAAAGCCGCTGTTATCTGGTTCTCTCAGCAGCCACAGCCGACACTGGTGTATGTTGGTCGCTGGGTGAAAACACTTGAAACAGGCGAGGCTGGCGAAGTTGAAACGCTTCTTGAAGCGGTCAATGCACTGATGGACTACAACGCCTGGTATGGTCTGCATCTGGCAGTGCCTGAAGCGGATTATCCGAATGACGCCGATATCATCACCGTTTCCGCTGCTATTGAAGCGTCTACCGTTTCCCGTATCTTTGGCATCACCACTGATGAAGCGACGATCCTGGACGCAGCGACAACTACGGATCTGGCCTCAAAACTGAAAGCCGCGAAATACAGCCGGACGTTTATTCAGTATTCGACCAGTAGCCGCTATGCCGCACTTTCTGCCTTTGCACGTGCGTTCACGGTTGATTTCACTGGCAGCAACACGACGATCACCCTGAAATTTAAACAGGAGCCTGGCATCACCTACGAAACGCTGGGTACGTCGCAAGCCAATAACCTGGAAGCGAAGAACTGTAACGTTTACGTCTACTACGAGAACGATACAGCGATTCTTGAGCAGGGCGTCATGAGCAATGGTGACTTCTTCGACGAGCGTCACGGCCTCGACTGGCTACAGAATGCGGTACAGACTGCCGACTTCAACACGCTCTATACCAGTACAACCAAAATCCCTCAGACCGACGCCGGGACCACTACCCGTATTGCGAACATTGAGCTGGTGCTCGACAAAGCAGTGCAGAACGGCCTTTTTGCACCGGGCAAATGGACTGGTGGCCCGATGGGGCAGCTCAACACTGGCGACATGCTGACGAAAGGCTATTACACCTGGGCGGAAAACGTTGATGACCAGTTACAGGTCGATCGCGAAGCGCGTAAGGGTGTGCCGATTCAGGTTGCCGGGAAACTGGCTGGTGCTGTCCATTATGGCAGCGTGGCAATCACAGTGGTTCGCTAAGGAGAGTCCTGATGTCTGCTTATTCGTTTCTTGATATCTCGGCTTCCCTGGCTGGTCCTACGGGAGCTATTGAACTCGGTGCTGGCTCTGCGAACTCTGAAGAGGGGATCGTGGTTGCGATGACCGAGGCAAAAAACACCATGACCATCGGCGCAGATGGTGAGGGTATGCATAGCCTTCACGGCGGCAAGAGCGGCACGATTACCGTTACGTTGCTGAAAACTTCCCCGGTCAATAAAAAGCTTTCGCTGATGTACAACGCGCAAAGCCAGTCCTCTTCCACCTGGGGGAATAACGTCATTGTGGTCCGAAACAAAGCAAGTGGTGATATCGCCACTGCACGCGGTGTGGCCTTCCAGAAACAACCAGACTGGAACAACCCAAAAGTCGCCGGAACGGTCGCATGGGTGTTTGACTGCATCAAAATTGATGAACTGCTTGGGGAATTTTAACCGATGGAATGCACGATTAAAGGCGTTAATTACCGCGCCAATAAGCTGGGCGTATTTGAACAGTTGAAGGTATCCCGCAAATTATTACCGATCCTCGCTGGCCTGATGGCTGATTTTAGCAGCATCAAAAAGCTTCTTCCGGCTGGAGGTGTAAAAGAGCTATTTCCGGAAGGTGGCGAGGAAGGTGGCGAGGCCGTTAATTTGGAACGGTTGGAGCCAGTTTTCAACACGCTGCTACCGCGTATCGCTGACGAACTGTCAAAACTCACCGAAGAAGACACGAACGCCATCATCCATCCTTGTCTCGCTATGGTGGTGCGTGAAAACGGCAAACAATGGACGCCAGTCTTCCGCAGCGGTGAGCTGATGTTTGATGACATCGAGCTCTTTGACATGCTGCAACTGGTGGCGCGGGTGGTCGCCGATAGCCTGGGAAATTTTTTGCCAGAACTCCCCGACAACGCGACGCCCACCCCGAAAGCGGACTGACGCTGGATTCTTTACCTGATGGTGAAGACTTTCTGATGCGCCCGGTGGATGCCGGGTACATCCCTTACTCCGCACTGAAAGATGGTTCGGTAGACCTGGCGGATATCGCCAGAATGAATGACTGGCTGGATCTGAAAGCTGACAACGAGTACCGGATCGCAAGATGGAGAGCGGAAAATGAACGCTGAGACGATTAAAGATTTTCTCGTGTCGCTCGGCTTCAAAGTCGATGAAAGCGGCGAGCGGAAATTTAATGCAGTGCTGGCGGGAGTCACTTCTAACGCCATTAAAACCGGGTTCGCCGTTGAAGCGGCGGCACTCTCTGTTGTCGCCTTTACGGCAAAAATAGCCCAGGCATCTGACAAGTTGTACTGGGCCTCCCAGCGCACTGGCGCGACGGTGCAGGGGCTTAAACAGGTTAGTTATGCTATTTCGCAGGTTGGCGGCAGCGCTGACTCTGCAATGAGTTCGCTGGAGAGTCTTGCACGGTTTATCAGAACCAATCCCGGGGCGGAGGGCTTCCTTAATCGCCTGGGTGTGCAGACACGCGACGCCAGCGGCAATATGCGCGATATGGCGAGCATCTTCACCGGGGTAGGCCAGAAGCTCAGCAGCATGCCGTATTACAGGGCTAACCAGTACGCCAGCATGCTGGGAATTGATGAAAATACCCTGATGGCGATGCGGCGCGGTGTTGGCGGGTTTTCCGGCGAATATTCCGCTATGGCGAAAGCGATAGGATTTAATGCTGATCAGGCTGCAGTAAGTTCTAACCGGTTCATGACGTCGCTCCGGTCGTTCGGTGAAATGGCAGTGATGGCGCGGGATAAAATCGGCGCTAACCTGGCTGGTGGCCTCGCTGGTTCACTGGATAAATTACGCCGTCAAATTCTCGACAACTTCCCGAAAATTGAGCAGACGCTGACCGCGGCTATCAAGGGGGTATTGTGGCTGGGTGACCTTATTGCCCGGTTATTCTCCCGGCTGATGGAAGGGACTTCTGATCTGCTGGACTGGTGGAAATCACTGGATAAGCAGACGCGGGAACTGATCACGCTGTTTGGCGCATTAACGGTAGCGCTGCGGATCCTTAACAGCACGTTCTGGATGTCTCCTATAGGGCTTGTTACTGCGTTCGCTGCCAGTATTGCTTTGCTATGGGAAGACTATAAAACCTGGAAAGAAGGCGGCAAAAGCCTGATTGACTGGGGGAAATGGAAACCGGAAGTAGACGCCGCCCTGAAGATGGTAAAAGAACTCCGGCAGACCGTCGTCGATCTGGGTAAGGCACTGGCAAAACTTCTGAATATTGACCCTAAATCCTGGTCTCTGAAGTGGGATTTCAGCAACTTCATCACCCAGATGGGCGAATTCAGTAAGATGCTGAGCATGATTGGTGACCTGCTGAGCGCTATCAAAGATGGTCGCTGGTCAGATGCTGCCAGTATTGGTAAGCAACTACTGAGCCAGGGCAACAATAACCCGGATGCTCTGCCAGGTGTATCTGATAGTGCCAATGGCGCAGCTGACTGGATTAAAGATAAGTTTGGTTTTGACCCTCGCAGCGTCGGACGATTTTTCCGTGGTGAAGGTAACACGCTTGCAGACCGCAACAACAACCCTGGAAATATCCGCCCGGTAGGTGGTAACGGCTTCCGTTCTTTTGGCTCCGCGCTGGAAGGATGGCAGGCGATGAAAAACCAGTTGATGCGCTATTTCACCGGGAAAACGACGGGGCGGATGCTGCAAACTGTCCAGGACATCGTGAGTACCTGGGCTCCTGCTGGCGATAACAACGATCCTCAGCTTTACGCCAAACAGGTAGCTGGCTGGATGGGCGTTTCCCCTGATGCCGTATTGAACCTGAATAATCCTAATACGATGGCTTCCCTGATGCAGTCTATGGCCCGTAAAGAGGGGTACGCCAACTGGCAAAGTCCTTTAGCGTATCAGGCTGCAGGCGCATCAATTCAGCAAAACAATACCTATAACATTCACGGTGGAAACGCTATGGAAGTTGCTCAGGAGGTCGGACGCCGACAGATTGATGCAAATGCCAGGGTAATGCGCAAAAACCAGAGCGGGGTAGGTTGATGGATATCCTTTCTACGCTGTTTCAGCAGCAGTCCCGGCGTATCGGTCTTATTGTTCCCAGCGTTGTGGTATCTGAAAATCACAGTGACACGCTGGAAATTACTGAGCACCCCGTCGAAACGGGGGCTCCCGTTTCAGACCATGCCTATAAGCGGCCTTCAGAGGTCGTGATGGAAGTGGGGTTTGCTGGTGGTGGTTCGCTGCTGGATTTCATTGATACGTCCTCTCTGGGCTTAACGCTTGGCCTGAGCCCAAAAGAAACCTATCAGCAAATACTCGACCTGCAGACCAGCCGGATCCCTTTCGATGTTGTCACAGGGAAGCGGCTATACAGCAACATGCTGATAAGGGCGATTGAGGTCACAACTGACCGTACATCAGAAAACGTACTGATGGCGGTTTTAACGCTCCGCGAAGTGATCATCACCCAGACTCAGCAGATAGCGGTAGCCGATAAAGCCGATATGAAAGAGGGGGCCAATACGTCAGCTGTTATCAACTCCGGCACAAAAGCGGCAAAGCCTCAGAATGAATCCTTGCTTAGCTCTGGCTGGCAGGGGCTCAAATCAATCCTTGGAGGCGGCTGATGCAGGTATATGAAATCCCCCTCACTGCTGATAACCAGCAATTCAGTACCATTCTGGCGGGTGTTACGTACCAGATAAGCATCACCTGGCGTGATCCTTGCTGGGTTCTGGATATCGCCAATAGTAGCGGTAACCAGGTGGTTAAAGGTATCCCCCTTGTGACTGGCGCTGACTTGCTGGCTCAGTATTCCTATCTCGGGTTCGGTTTCAAACTCGCCGTGGTTTGCGACGATGCGAACCAGGATTACCCAACCCAAACCGATCTCGGTACCGCCAGCCACTTGCTGGCAATAACGGAGTAATTATGTCTCAAAACTGGATGCGCCATTTCGAGCTGCAGCTACTGGATGAAAACGGGAAGGGAATAGACCTAGGTAACTTCAAGGTTACTTTCACGATCGACTGGTTCAACATCAGCAGTGCCACCCGAACCGGGACGTTTAAGATTTATAACCTGTCTGCGGATACGGTGAACCGGATCACCGGTAGTGAATTTGCCACTATTCGTGTAATCGCTGGTTATGATGGTATTGCCGCCGATGTTGACGCCAGCGACGTAGGGCGCGTTCGTGAGGTCGATGCTTCTCAGGTGGGGCAGTCTGACGGTCGTAACTGGGGATTGCTGTTTACAGGCGATATTCGGTACACCATCACGGGTAAAGATAATCCGGTTGATTCGTTCGTACTTATTCAGGCCGCAGATACCGATCTGGCGTTTACGTCTTCCATCACGGTGCAGACGCTGGCGGCGGGATATACCGTTGCCGATATGAACCGCGCTCTGATGAAGGATTTCGAGGCGAAAGGAGCTACGGAGGGCGTTACACCACCAATGCCAGCTACAGTCTTCCCTCGTGGGCGTGTGTTGTTTGGTATGACGCGAGACCTGATGGATAACGTCGCGAGGCAATGCGGAGCAACCTGGCAATTCGTTGATGGTCAGCGCCAGATGGTGGCAAAAAATGAGTATGTGCATGAAGCTATTGTGTTGAACAGCGCAACCGGGCTAATTGGCATGCCTCAACAAACGATCGGCAACGGAGTGAACGTACGCGCTCTGATTAACCCAAACATTCGGGTTAATGGCCTGATTGAGCTGGATCAGGCATCTGTCTACCGTACCGCGCTGGCGAATAATGATATCGCTATGGCTGGTGGTCGCATAACCGACCAGGACAATAACGGGAACATCTCAATAACCGGAACCACCTCACAGCCTGCCAGCATTGCTACGGACGGCGTTTATATTGTGCGCGGCATTATGTACACTGGCGACACAAGGGGCCAGGCGTGGTACATGGATATGATGTGTGAAGCGCGTGGGGCTCAAGATTTGAGAACTCAGGATTCGCTCAACCGGGGGTAAGTTTGAAAGCATTCGCTTTTTGCATTGCAGCTATGATGTCATTTGGTGCCTCAGCAAGCGGGTATACTGCATACTGTGGTCCGTACACCATTGTTGCAAAGGTAGGTGAAATGGATATGGTCAACGGTGAGCGTGTGACCTCCCAGAAAATCACAAACTTGGGGACTGATGGCATCAAAATTGAGATGGGTTTGATGCCAGCCAAAGACGGGAATAACTACGGATTTGAGTACATTCACCGCCCTGGTAGCGATAAGCGTTTTTTGAACGTTCAACTGCTGCAGAACAGCATGGATGCACCGAAAATCATTGGTTCTTATCCATGCAAAAAAGTGGATAATTAATCACATGCATTTTCAATAGGTTACTATCTGCTGATTGGTTGTGGTATATTTTGTGACCGTAACTACAACCAATACAAGGAGTAATCTTCAATGGAAGCGCTGTACGCAATTTTGATAGTTTTGGGATTAGGTGCATTGTTCGCCTGGTATTTCACATCAAAATATTACAAAAAGACTTACACAAGCAAAATTGAAATTTTAGAAAGTAATCATCGACGTTCACTTAATGAAGAACGAGAAGAAAAGGAAGAGGCTATAGAAAAGTTCAGGAAACACGAAATAATTCGTGAGCTTGAACACGAGAACTTAAAAAATGAACTTAGAGATACTATCGAGAAAAATAGGGCTAAGAGCAAAGAGATCCTCGCAAGAGCAGTTGATTACGCATTCAATTTCGAAAAGAGTTTTCTATCTGAGCATCAGACAGCACAGTATGAAATACAAAAAGTTCTTGATGATACCTACCGTTATAAAAGGAAAACGCTTCTCTCTTCTGTAACTTTGAGAAATTTTGAGAAAAAACTCGAAGATATCAAAAAAGAAAAAGCAATTTATCAGACTCTTATCGCGAAATATGACTTCTTCGAACTTGTTGATAATTCCGACTGGAATTCGGTTGAAAAAGAATTCAGGGACAAAGTTTTGGCCCTACAGGAAGCTCAAGATGAGCGTGAGGCACAGAATGAGCTGAAACGTCAAATGCGAGAAGAGCGTCAAAGAGCTGAAGAGCTTGAGAAACAGCAGCAAGAGGCTGAGGCGAAAGAACAGGAGCTTGAGGCAAGAAGAAAGGCGGTAGAAGAAGCACTTCTTGCGGCAGATGAAGAACATCGCCTTGAACTGGAAGAAACTCGCCGCCAGTTAGAGCAGGAAATTGAAGATGTTCATAAACAGTATGAGCGAGCAAAATCTATGGCGCAAATGACTAAGCAGGGACATGTTTATGTCATTTCTAACATCGGTTCATTTGGTGAGAATGTCTATAAAATTGGTATGACTCGTCGCCTTGAACCTCTAGACCGTATTAGTGAGTTAAGTGGTGCAAGCGTTCCATTTGAATTTGATGTTCATGCAATGATTAGTTGCGATGATGCACCTGCACTAGAATCAACGCTTCATAATAAACTAAATGGGGAAAGGCTGAATAAAGTTAATCTTCGTAAAGAGTTCTTTAAAACTGATTTGGATAAAATTATTAAGTGCGTTGAGGAACATCATGGGAAGGTTGAATATGTTGCCAATCCTGCGGCTCTCCAATATTACCGCAGTTTAGAGATGAATGATGAGTCTGTTGCTGAAAAGCAAGCGGCTGTGGCATAAGCAATAAATTCAATTTTCCTATTCATAAAATGACCCGCTTAGGCGGGTTTTTTCATATACGGAGTTTAAAATGCCTTCGTCCAATCAAACTCGAAGCGGCTCCCTTGATGAAACTTTCGAGTCAGAACGGAAAGTTTTAAAGGAACAAATCCGCGTCGCGCTACCCGGCATTATTCAGTCATTTGATCCTGAATCAGTAACCGCAGTTGTGCAGCCGGCTATCCGCTATGTTGAGCGTGATAACGATGGTGCTACTGAAACACAGGATTACCCACTGCTTACCGATGTTCCGGTGATTTTCCCTCGTGGCGGCGGCTGTACGCTGACCTTTCCAGTCAAAGAGGGTGATGAATGCCTGGTGATATTCGGTGACCGCTGTATCGATTTCTGGTGGCAAAGCGGCGGTATTCAGGAGCCGGTAGACGACAGGATGCACGATTTATCTGATGCGTTCTGCATTGTCGGCCCACAATCACAGGCAAAGAAAATCGGTGGCATCAGTAACAGCTCGGTAGAACTCCGTAGTGATGATGGCGGTACAAAGCTGAGCCTTAATCCTTCGAGTGGTGAAATCAATGGTACCGCGCCTGGTGGATTCAATCTGAATGGCCTGAAAATCCTCCCGGATGGTCGCCTGCAGCTGGTGGATGGTTCCATTGTCGATAAGCACACGCACGGCGGCGTTGAATCTGGTGGGAGTAATACAGATCCGCTTGGGGGATAACATGCGCTACCGTCGAGAAGATGATGGCGGGGATTATACGTTTGGTCAGGGTGATGATACCTGGCTGGTTAACTCTCCGGAGGCCGTCGCGCAGGCCATTAAAACGCGCTTCCTGCTCTGGTACGGCGAATGGTTCCTCGATACGACAGAAGGAACACCCTGGATACAATCCGTCCTGGGTAAGCACAAGCCAGAAACCTATAACCTCGCTATTCGAAAACGCATTCTTGAAACGCGCGGGGTTAAATCTATCACCGACTTTAATACTACCGTTGACAGCCGCACACGGCGTGTAACGTTCACAGCAACGGTGGAAACCATCTACGGGACAACGACAGTAACCTCGGAGGCGTAATGGCTCTGGACCTTGAAACACTCGGCTTATCGGCAACGGTAACCGCTGAGGGGATAAGTGCGCCTGACTATCAAACCATCCTGTCTACTGTGACGGGATACTTTCAGCAGATTTACGGCAGTGATGCTTATATCGATCCGGATAGTAAAGATGGTCAGCTAATCGCGCTGGTGGCGTTGGCAATCCATGACGCCAACAACACGGCTATTCAGGTATATAACAGTTTCTCACCATCAACCGGGATCGGCGTGGGACTGTCCAGCAACGTAAAAATTAACGGCATCGAGCGGCACGAGGCGACGAACTCAACGGTTGACTTGCTATTAACCGGCACGGCTGGAGCCACAATAACTAATGGCTCTGTGAAGGATGCAAACGGGGTTGTCTGGAATCTTCCCGAAACAGTATCAATCGGCATTGATGGGACGATTGTTGCTACCGCCACCTGTGCAAACACTGGTGCTGTCGCCGCACTGGCGGGAACGGTGAACAAAATCAACACCCCTACGCGGGGCTGGTCATCTGCAAATAACCCACAGGCCGCTACTGTTGGCACGGCTGCGGAGAAAGATTCAGAGCTTCGCATCAGGCAGTCACAAAGCGTTGCCCTGGCCTCTATCACGCCGTTTGAAGCAGTTGATGGCGCAATTGCGAATATTAAGGGCGTCACTCGTCACAAATTGTATGAGAACGATCAGGACGTGCCTGACGCCAATGGCCTACCGCCGCACTCAATAGCCGCAATTGTTGAAGGTGGAGACGCTACGGAGATTGCAAACACGATTCGTGGCGTAAAAGACCAGGGGACGACGCCATACGGCAGCACTGTCATTTCTGTGCCGGACATGTACGGCAGTCCTCACCCGGTCGGATTCTCGCGCCCGGTTGATGTGCCTATTTTTGTAAGCATAACGATCGAACCTCTAACCGGGTATACCTCTCAGGTAGGGAATGAAATAAAAGCTGCTATAGCGGCTTATATCAACTCCCTGGCGATAGGCGCGAATGTAGTGATAAGCCGTGTCTATTCCCCGGCGAATCTTGGCGTAGTCAGTGGCGGCAACTCTCGTTATTACGACATAACAGAACTACTGATCGGTACATCAGCTGATACGGTGGCTGCGGCTAACGTTGTGATTGCCTTCGACCATTCAGCATCCTGTAGTATCGAGAATATTCATCTGGAAGTGACACCATGAGCAAATACACTGACCGGATATCAAACTATCACGCCGGAAAACCGAAATTCTTTGCTCATGTGGATCTTTCTACGCGGCCTCTAATTGATATCTCAGAGACGATGACAGGAATGATATCGGCCTTTGATATTGATACGGCAGTTGGTAAGCAACTGGATATTCTTGGCGAATGGATAGGACGAAAGCGAAGGGTTAACACTCCCATCACTGGCGTTTATTTTTCATGGGATACCGAAAAGCTTGGGTGGGATCAGGGTGTCTGGCAGGGGCCGTATGACCCTGATGATGGTTTTCTTGACCTGAGTGATGAAGTTTATCGTCTGGTGCTGAAGATCAAAATAGCTATCAATCACTGGAACGGTCAGAACGACACATTACCACCTATTCTCGACTCTGCGCTGGCTGGCTCCGGCATACGTATGGCGATTATTGATAACCAGGATATGTCGATTTCTATCTGGATACTCGGTGACCCGGCAGCGGTCATGAGCGAGACGGACAGACTTATTCTGGACAGTGCAGTGAATAGAGGTCCGTTTATCAAGTTGCCACCTGGTTATGTCCCCTCACGGTATGACGCAAATCCACTTGACCAGGTTAACAGTGAACTCTGGTGGGCCATTCGTGGCGGTTATATGACCATCAAAGCTGCCGGAGTGAGAGTAAAAGAAATAGAGACAACCAGTGATGGTTATCAGTTTTTTGGGTTCGATATTGATAACGAATTTATCGCGGGATTTGATCAAGGCTCATGGGGAGAAAAATTTTAATGGCCAAAAATGATTTTAAAGCCTTTGCAATTGGCAATGGTGCAAATGTGATGTCTCAGGCTGATTATGAGGCTCTTTCGGCTCTGGCATCTGGTTTTCTTTCTGGCAAAGCCTCATCGGCACAAGTAAACAAAGCAATTAGACAATCATCGACTATTGCGGCGGTTGTGGCGCAGTTTATTACTGATAACAGCGGCGATGACGTCCTTGATAACGGGAATTTACCTGCCTTGCTGGCCAGTCTCGAAAGTGCCCTTCGCAATTCTGTCCCTGGCCGGTTGCAGAATATTGTTAGCTTTACCGCAAATGGGACCTATATCCCATCGCCAGGAACCAAACATGTAAAAGTTATTGTTACTGGTGGTGGTGGCGGTGGTGGCGGTTGTCAGGGAACATCCGGAACAGAATCAATTTCAGGTGGCGGCGGCGGCGCTGGCGGTACGGCCATTGCGTATTTTGCTGTAACTGAATCCAGCTATACAGTCACTGTAGGTGCCGGTGGTTCTGCTGGTGTTGGTGCTGTCCAGGGTGGAACAGGCGGAACCTCAATCATTAACGGCATTAGCGGATTGGGCGGAGAGGGTGGTCAGAAATCAGGAGTCACAACGCTGGCAGGGGGGAAAGGCGGTGTTTCTATTGGTGGCTCGGTTAACCTTCCCGGAGGTTATGGCACTGATGGGCAAAATGGCTCCCTGATCATCCCCGGCAATGGTGGATCATCATATTGGGGTGGCGGTGGTCGCGGGGGGGCACGTGTGGGCGTCGCAGGGGATTGTTATGGTTCCGGTGGTGGTGGTGCATATGACGCTGCCATGTCTGGTAACTCTTACAATGGCGGACAAGGGAAATCAGGAATTATATATATTGAGGAATATTCGTAATGGTAAGTAAATATGCGGTCCTGAAAGAAGGTGTGGTAGACAATATTATTGTTGCTGATGATAATTACTCTCCTGATGATTTGGGAGTTATTAAGTATGGCGACGAGATATTTTGCCAGCCCGGCATGTTTTATAACAAGGCGGACGGGCTATTTTACGATGATAAAGAATATTCTATAATAAACAGCAAGAATTAAGTCACTAAATTACCAGCAAGCAAACCGGCCTTATGGTCGGTTTTTTATTGGGGCGACCATGAATAAATATAATACCGGTGATCCTGTACCGTCAGCATCCATGCCAAACGCATGGGATAACATGTTGTCTGTTGATGAATTCGTAGGTAGCGATGAAGATACGCTAATAACTCGCTCAGGAATTGTACGGAAAACAATGGCGGGGATGGAAAAAGACGCAGACGAAAATCTTGAAAAAGTATCTGCAGACGCCTCCAGGGTGGTAGAAGAAACCAGACAGAACCTTATTCCCCTCAGTCGCCAGTATATGACCGAGGAAGACGCCCTAGCGGATATTGCCAATATTCCAGAAGGGAGCACAACCTATGTACGTAGCATTAGTGGTAGCGCCCTGGCTAATGAGTACATTAACAACGCAGGGACCATTGAACCAACTGGCAGAGCGATGCCATCACAACAAGCCGTTCAAATAAACGATGATTTCAGGGTGGATGTTACTCTGGGCAGCGAATCGCAGTGGGTTGATAACAGTAGTATCTCTGAAAAAACTACAATAATGGCTGATGCTTCAGGAAGAGAGGTTATTTACGCAAACCATAGCGCACAAAAAATAGTAGCTTATGGAAAACCACTGGCGGATAACAAAACGGTTTCAGAATTAGGCTCTGAAACATGGGTAATGGATGACAGCAATCCGACCATTATCATTGAACTGGTCGATAAATCAGGCCGCATTGTTAAGTATCTGGACCTGTCATCCGGGCTTTATTATGTTTTTGGTAAAGCTGTTGGGACTGAACAGTCATCAATTGTGTACCCGACGTTTATTCCTGAATTCATGGATGCCAGGAGCTACGGACAAAGCCTGAGTGTTTACTCACAGGGGGCGCCTGGGCTTTCTACTGTCACAATTAATTCAGTTCGGTTTGATACCGGAGTGCTGACCTACAACAAAAACCCAACATCTCTTGTTAGTCTGGAAGATCCGACGTCCAGCCAGTACATGCAAAGCCAGGTCCACGACTTTCAGACTAAAGTGAGCGATGCTTCCAGCAGCGAGTTTCTGCTTGCCGCGTCCGGGTTGGGTGGTACGCCATTCTCAGGACTGGAGCCAGGAACGGTGGTCTACACCCAGTTCATCAACACAATCCAGAAGGCAAAAGACCTGGCTGATGCCAGAGGCCTCCAGTACGGCATGCTCTGGTTTAATTTCCAGCATGGCGAAACCGATGCTTCTCAGGGAACCGGGTATGCCTACTACCGGCAGAAGTCGAAAGAGATGCAGGAGATCACTAACGCGCACGTGAAGTCGATTTCCGGCCTGAACCATGATGTGGTCATGTTCACGTATCAGATGGCGACACATGGCCGTTATGATGGGGCTACATATCCCAGCTATGAAATACCACTGGCTCAACTGGATGAGGCAATCAGTAACCCGCTGATCCAGCTCACGACGCCGATGTATATTTTCGACTATGCCGATGGGTTACACCTCACGAATGACGGCTACCGTCACCGTGATTTGTTCTTCTCGAAAGCCCAGAAGTTTTACTACGAAAATAAAAAGCCATGGCTGCCGTTATATCCAACTAAAGTCAGCCGTATCGGCAATACCTCTGTCCTGCTTGATCTACACGTCCCGGTTGGCCCGGTTCAGTTCAGTACCGATCGTGTTACTGCTGCAACCGATGGAATGCAAGGCTTCGAACTGTGGGCAGAAAACAGTGCCGGGACGCTAACACGCCTGGCCATCTCATCGGTCACTATCGTTAGCGGCTCACGTATTAAGGTTGTTCCTGCGGTTCCGTTTAATGCGCCTGATAAAATTTATCTGGCTTACGCATTTACCCCAGAGAACCGGGGTGCTGACAGTGGTGGCGGTATCTATCCAAACTGGCCAGCAGGCTATACCGCCGGTTGTCGTGGCAATGTCTGTGATTCTGACGATTACGAATCCGATCTCCGCGATAAAAACGGGAATCCCTATGAGCTGCGTAACTACCTAACTATCTTCAGGAAAGAGGCCATTTCATGAGCTATTTATTCACCCGTCTGTCTTTCGATGTGCCATTCGATAACCCAACCTATGTTGATGAAAGCTCAGTGCGCCGCCTCATTAATCCGGAATTTAATCCGGAGGCTGGTTTTGTAAACTGGATGTTTGGTGGAAGTGCTGACAGCCTCACTTCACTGTCTGGTGGCCATGTGATGACGCCTTCGGCTGGTGCTTTACCAACCTATAAAAACTCATCACTGGTTCTTCCTGCGGTAGCGACAGGTTTTAACGGCCTCAGCACTGAATATAATGACTCAAACAGCATGACACTTACTGCAGTGATTCAATATTCCGGAGAGCCTTCACAAATTCTGTTAGGAGTGAACACAGGTACTCAGGGTGAGTGCATTTATATGAGCGGGGCAAGTGTGATGCTTCATCTTGTGCGCAATGCGCAGGGGGCATCAGTGACTACTGAAATTCCTGTACCGGCTGGACTTACAGCTGGGCAGTATATTTTCCTCGCGTTTAGCAGAAACGGAAACAACCTGATTTCAATGGTAGGCGGTGCATCCACGCAAGTGAACCTGACGGATTCAGTTAAAACCCCGGCAACAGCGGCAAAAGTTGGTCCCGGAAACACGGCATACAACACCAATGGTTTTTCAAAACAGTTGGAGGTGGTCGAGTGTCTGTATCGGGATGCCCCGACAACGCTTGCAGATCTTCAGACAACCTATGCTAATGCCAAAACCCGCTGCGCACTCCGCGGCATTTCTCTTCTCTAA